TGAATTTGGTTCTATAAGTTCATTGGGTAGCTTAACTCATATCTCAACTGCCACAGCTAGTGCTAGTGCTAGTATAGAATTTACATCTGGTATTGATAGCACATATAAGGAATATGTTTTTTATTTTAATAATATACACCCATCTAATGACGCAGTAAATTTTCAATTCAATGGTTCAACAGATGGTGGCTCAAATTATAATGTTATAAAAACATCAACTGCTTTTCTTGCTTATCATAATGAAGATGATAGTTTTACTAATCTTGGATATGAGTCTGGTAGAGATTTAGCACAAAGCACAGCTTATCAAGAATTAAATCAAAATATGGGAAATGACTCAGATCAATCTTTTTCAGGTACACTTACTATTTTTAATCCTAGTTCTAGTACATATGTAAAGCACTTTATAGCAAATATAAATGGTTCTCATTCTATTGATATTTCTGTTAATTGGTTTATTTCAGGATATTTTAATTCTACCAGTTCTTTAAATGCTGTAGATTTTAAATTTGCTAGTGGCAACATAGATAGTGGAGAAATATTGCTATTCGGAATTAATTAATATATAGGAGAACATTATGCACAAATTAGTAAATGGAATACAAGTACCTCTAACACCAGAGGAAATCGCACAAAGACAACAAGATGAAATTGCTTGGAACAATGGTGCATTTGATAGAGCTATGGCAGATTTAAGACAAAGACGAGATGCTATGTTAAAGTCTTGCGATTGGGTTATGATGTCAGATTCTCCTATTGCAGATAAAACTGAATGGGAAACTTATAGACAAGCATTAAGAGATATTACAGAAAATTTAACAACAGTAGAACAAGTACAAGCAGTAGAATTTCCAACTAAACCATAAGAGGTTTAAATGCAACTTTCAAAACACTTTACATTAGAAGAATTTGAGAAATCTCAAACAGCTACAAGAAAAGGTATCAAAAACAAAGCTGGTGCTGGAGAGATTAAAAATCTTGGCGATTTATGTTATGAAGTATTAGAGCCTGTTAGAGCAAAGTTTGAAAAGCCAATCACAATCACATCTGGTTATCGTAGCCCAGAATTATCAGAAGCTATAGGCTCAAAAGCAACATCACAGCATTGTCTTGGCGAGGCTTGTGATATGGAAGTCTTAGGAGTTTCTAATCTTGAAGTAGCTTTATGGATTCAAAACAATGTAGATTTTGACCAACTAATTTTAGAGTACTACACAGGAGAACAAAATAGTGGGTGGATTCATGTTTCATACAAAGATGGAAGTAACAGAAAACAAGTATTAACATTTGATGGAAAATCATATACAAATGGATTACCTGATGCAAAGTGGTCAGGTGGAAAAATAACTAACTAATAGGAATAAATCATGGCAATGAATGGAATGAAAAAGAAAAAGAAAAAATCTAAAATGAAACCTAAAATGGGTAAAAGAAAAAGAAAGATGTAAAGAATTAAATGGCTATTAATATTCAAAATCAAAGTCCCAGATTAGTTTTCCCATTTGGAATTACTGTAAGTAGAGGATTGGTAGAAGACTTTAGTGGAATACAAAAGTTTGGCTACAATTCTTCTGTAGGAACATCATTTGAAACTATCTGGGACGGTGGGGGAGATTATACTTTTATAACTTCTCCTAGTACTGCAACTGCAACTTCATCTGATACAGGCTCAGATAATAATGGAACAGTAGAAATTGTAGGATTAGATTCTAATTACGATCTAGCAACAGAAACAATCACAATAGGTGGTTCTGCATCAACAACTTCTTTTATAAGATTATTCAGAGCAAGAATGATTAATGCTAATACAGGAGATACAAATGTTGGTACAATTACAATAACTGTATCATCAACAACTGTGGCACAAATTCAACCCACATATGGTCAAACATTAATGGCTGTTTATACAGTTCCTAGACACTATAATGCTTATTTAGTTCAATTAGATGTAGGTAGTTCAAAAGATTTAGAAAATGAAATTAAATTTAGAATTAAAGAACTTGATAATGGAAACTCTTGGAATACTAGAGCATTTGTAACTACAAGAGGTGGATTTACTGAAAAAAACTTTCATGTACCAGAAATAATACCAGCTAAAACAGATATTGAAATGAGAGCCAAATCTTCTGCAACAAGTTCTATTAGTGGTGGTTTTGAATTATTTTTAGAGAGAATATAATGGCTAAAAATCCTAAAACTACTGGAGAACATATTGTAGCACTTTATGGACATATAACAGGATTAAAAAAATCTATTAATACAATTCAAAACAATCACTTAAAACACATGCATGAAGATATAGAAAAAATAAATGATAAGTTAGATCATAGATTTGATTCAATAACTAATTGGATTGTTTATGGATTAGGAGCTGTTGCTCTTTTAGTAATAACTCAATTACTTTACTTTTTCCAAAATTAATATACAAGGAATACTTGTATGAATAACAGAATTTTAGTGATCAGTGATATGCACATTCCATATCAGCACAAAGATAGCTTAAACTTTTTACGAGAAATTAAGAAAGAATTTAAACCAGATACAATAGTTAATATTGGAGATAGTTTAGACTTTCATGCAATTAGTATGCATGAACATAACCCTGATTTATTTTCTGCAGGACATGAACTAAAAGAGGCAAGAAAATACATTAAAGAACTTGAAGATATATTTCCAAAAGTTACAGAAGTTGATTCTAACCATTCTAGCTTAGTTTATCGTAGAGCATTAAAGTATGGAATGAGTAAAGAGTTTTTAAGAGATTATGGAGATTTTTTAGGTACTAAGAAATGGAAGTGGGTTGATGATTTAACACTAACTATGTCTAATGGTCAAAGATGTTTTTTTACTCATGGCAGAAGTGCAGATGTATTGAAAGTTTCACAAACTATGGGAATGTCTTGTGTTCAAGGTCATTATCACACAAAATTTGTAATATCATATTGGGCTAATCCTGATAACATATTTTTTGGCATGAATGTGGGGTGTTTAATAAACCAGAAATCCCTTGCCTTTGCATACGCAAAGAATTTTAAGACTAGATTTATTATAGGTTGTGGAATCATACTAAATGGCATACCAAGGTTGTTACCGATGATTTTAAACAACAAAGGAGATTGGATAGGTAAGATAGTATGAAAAAAGGGTCATTAAAGCGTCATAGAGCGACGGAGAGTGCCTTAGATACTCAAATAGGTGGTAACCACTACAAAGGCAAAATACAGCCTATAGAACTCATTATTTCTCATAATTTAGACTTCATAGATGGTAATATTGTAAAATATGCAGTGAGGCAAAAAAAAGGCGAGAATCCAGCAGAACGATATGATAAAATTATTCATTACTGTAAATTAGCTAAGGAACTAAAATGTGGTTAAGTGCAATTAAACTTGCAATAAATGCTGGTAGTCATGTATATAAGCAACGTCAAAAAACTAAAATGCTTTTGGCGGATGCAGAAAACAAACACGCAGAAAAACTAGCAAATGGAGAATTGGAATATACAAAGGTTATTAAATCTGATCAGCAAAATTCGTGGAAAGACGAGTTTGTTTTGGTTCTTGTTAGTCTTCCTATTCTTTTATTGGTCTATAGTGTTTTCAGCGACGATCCAGATATTAAAATAAAAATAGATTTATTTTTTCAATATTTTAAAGAACTTCCAATGTGGTTTCAAATTTTATTTGTATCAGTAGTTGGTGCAATTTATGGCATTAAAGGTACAGAATTAATTAAAAGAAAATAATTTCAATTTAATCACAAAAAAGATAAACTGCATGAATGGAAAAGATCAAAGTAGATGCAGTTATTACTAGCTTAGAATTACAGTTAGAAACATATAACAATCCTTATGGGAGTTATGTGTGTTTTAGATTCGTGGATACTTTTCCAGCATTTCCAAAAGTAAATCAAATGATCTCAGAAATTAAAAAAAGGGATGATGTAGACTTAGTTGATTACGAATATTCTTACACAGGAATACATGAAGATACAGATATATCAAATTTAGAAATAACTAGAAATTAGCGGGGCGAATTGCTTCGCCCCAAGAGAGATATACGTATGAAAAAAAAAGCGATCAAAAAATGATCGAGATAAGATATATCAAGATTTTCAAATTAATACAAAGGTTTTTTTGTTCAATTTAAAATTTACTTAGTAACAGTGTATAAAATAGTAATCTGCATTAATAGTGGTTAATTAATCATATTTTATCTTAAAAAAAAATTATCTTTTCTAGTTGAACTACATATAAAAATATCCGAATGTGAGTTATGAAAAAAAAACAAACAGGAGATATACAGATGACTAAACCAATAACTATAAACTTTGATAATAGAACATTAACTAAAATTATTTTCCGTTCTTTCAAAGAAAACTCTAAACCTAAAAACATAGCTAACACTTTATTCATTCATAAGTCTATGGATGAACTTTTTAAAGATGTTAAAACTGACTTACAATCTCAAGGATTCAATTTTACTATGAGTTCTTTAAAGATGGCTGATAAGTTTTTTAGAAAAAATAATATTCAATCAGTAAAGGAGATATAATATGATACAAAAACATATATCAGATGAAATCTTATTAGCTGTTCAAGAAACATTTATGAATAGTTCTCATATCAAAACACCAAAGTCTCAAGAACATGAAACTGATATGGTTAATGAATTTCTAAATGATTTCAAAAAACAATTAGATCAACAAAATATTTTAAGAGTGGAGGTACTATCAAAATGATAATCAAAGCTAAAAATTTTGTATCAGTTACAAATATTCTTGAGTCTAAATATAAAGGTAAAAAGTTTTATCTTTTTGAAGACTTTGGAGATGTTTTAATTAAAATTAATAGGTACTTCAATGGTCGTTAGTTTTGTTAAACATAAAGAAGTAACAGAATTTTTATCTAGAGTTAAATCTACTAAAGATAAAAAGGTTGTAAGTGAAAAATATTTTTCTAAGGCTTTACATTATGTACCAGATGTAATTTTAGAAAGATGGAACCAAGACATAACAAAGGAGAGATAATGTCAAAAAGAAAAATAAAAAAAGCACATGATGATATAATTGATCATTATGAATTTTTAGCAAACAAACATGGAGAGAAAATTGGTATGTATAATTTTCTTTACTTAATATTTTTTGAAGCGTTCAAAGGTTTATGGACATTAGCACCAAGTAAAAAAAAAGCACTTGATCTAATGATGGATGCTATGAAAGAGTCAGAAAATTATCACGATGAGTATGAATCAGAAACAACTAAAACTTTAAACTAAGGAGAGATATGCCAAACTTAACAAATATACTAGATCAAGTAGATGAAGTTATGAGAAAAGAAAAAATAGTTAAACTTAATGATTGGTTAAGACAAGAATGTAAAGGTGGAAAGATTGTATGTACTTCCTCTGTTGCTACTTCAGTTAATTATCCAAAAATTATAAATGCAGTTAGAACATTTAATAATTTTAATGAAGATAATGACCCTTACCATGAACATGACTTTGGTAGAGTTACTGTTGAAGGTACTGACTATTTCTTTAAGATAGATTACTATGATAAAACTCATACTTATCATTCTGAAGACCCAAGTGATCAAACTAAAACAAGTAGAGTAATGACTATTATGGAGGCGAGTGAATACTAATGATTATTTTTGGAAAAACTAAAAGTGAATGGAAAGCTCTTGAATTATATTATAGGAGAGAGTGGGTTTGTTTTGTAGTTGGTTTTGTAATAGGAGTTTTATTATGATAGATCAAAACGATAGTTATATTTCTTATCTGATAACTAAAAACAGATCTGAATACTATGAACAAAGAAAAAAAAAGATAGAAAAGTTTAGAGATAGAAGATTAACAGCTATTAATAAACTTTCAAAAAAGAAAGGTTGGTCATTTGGAGATTCAAACCCATACTTTAATGATGTGTTTAATATCTTACCAAATACACAAGCAACTAACTCAAAAGAATATAGGAAAGAGAGAAGAAAATATGAAAAAGATGTTATTAGTAAGTTTAATCTTATTAAGTAATTGTACCTACAAACCAATTATTGACACAAGTGGTCGTAGTGGAACATTTAACGAATCAAAGGCAGTAGAGCTGACCAACGATTTACAACATTGTAGAACATTAGCTAAAGAAAATACTAACTTTGTTGGAAATGTTGTTTATTGGACACTAAGTCCAACAGCAGATACTAAATATGAAATGTTAGTTCGTAAATGCTTAAACAATAGAGGACATTCGGTACTTAACTAATGACTAAATTGTTTGGTAAAAAAAAACTATTAACAATGAAGTGTGCAAAGTGTTTTAAAGAAAAAGATACTCTTGCATGGTTCGTTTCAGAAAATTCTATGTATAACGAAACAGCGTTATGTAGGATATGCTTCAAAGAGCAATTTAATAAACTAAGTGAAAGAGAGAAAGGAACATGGTATTTTTATGGTAATAATAAAAAAACTAACAACACCTGAAGAATGTGAACAAGCGATAGAAAAAAGATTAACTGAATTAGGAGTTAGTCAAGAAGAAAACATCAATGTGTTTTATGATGTATTAGGTCTAACAATGAAAAAAATTAGACTTCAAAAAAAGAAAACACAAATGAAAGTAGCTTCATGGTTAGGAGTTACATTTCAACAAGTTCAAAAGTATGAAAATGGTATAAATAGAACACCTTTTCACTCTATTTTGATATTTGTAGAAAAAATAAAATGTGATATATCAGAGTTTACAAAATATTATGATGGTATAACACTATCAACAAACGCAAAACAAAACGCAAAGGAGATTGCATATGAGCAACCAAACGCATAAGACCGAACATGGTCATACAATAATTTTCAACGAATCAGGACATAAGTATGTAAAGGATGGTCAGTATATTCCTGGCACATCTGGTATTTTAGATATGATGTCTAATAATGGTTTATGGAATTGGAAATTATTTAATCAAAAAAAATTAATTAAAGAGGCTATGACTAACAAAGGAATATCTTTAGATGTTATTGAAGATGTTATGTTAGAGGCTGATTCAATTAATCAAAAGACACAACAAAAAACTTTAGGAATAGGAAGTATAGTTCATAAACTTGCTGAACAATGGCTTAAAGGAGAAAAAGTCATTGAACCTAAAGATAAAATAATTGCTAACTGTTTTAAGAAGTTTAAAGATTTCTGGACTTCTAATAACTTAAAATTATTAGAGTCAGAAAAAATCTTATATTCGACAAAAGGTTTTTGTGGAACTTTAGATATTATTGCTACTGATAAAAGTAACAATCTTATCTTGATTGACATAAAAACAAGTAATGGAATATTTTTTAATTATGTACTCCAATTACACGCATATAAGTATGCTTATGAAGAACAAACAGGTAAGAAAATAAACAAACTTTGTATTGTTAGACTACCTAAAAACGATGATGACTTTGAATCTCGTATTGTTTCTTATAAGCCATTACATACAAAAGCATTTCTTGGATTGTTAGATTGTTATAATGCTCAGTCATTATATGATGAACAGTTAAAGGAATATAACGCAAACAAAAGGAAAAACGCAAATGTACGAAAGAAAACAAAATAACTTTAAAGGTCTAACTTTAAAAGTTTATAAAAACAAATACAAAAACAAACCAACAAGCTATGATTTTAAAGGAGATGGAGATGAGTTCTTCTTAAAAAAATTAGGCGAATGGTTAAAAAGTCCTGACATTAAACAAGAAAGAGATGCTGGTAAGCCTCTAAAAGTTGGTGTTAGAACAACAGAATATAAAGGTAATGAAACTTGTGAAATTACTTTTTATATTGGTCAGCCAAAACAACAAAGTAATGATTTGGTAGATGACCCTTTAACAGAAGATGCTCCGTTCTAATGGTTAAAGATAAAAAACAAATTAAGGCTACTAAAGAAAAAGGTAGCCTTAGTTTAAAAGAACAAATACATCAGTTGTCTTTAGAAAATTCAGAACTAAGAAAGATAATTGATCAATTACAAAAAAATAATAAAAAGTTACGAGAACAGATAAGTGATCTAAAAAAAGATGCTCAAGACCTGTTGTTGTATCCATAAGGAGATAAATATGAAAATAAAAACACTTTTAAAAATACAAAGTGAAATAGAAGAAAGAGCAATTCCAAGTGATTTAATTAATATGTTAAATTTAACTTATTATTCAAAGTCTAAAATGGAATTATTAAACATTGGCGATATGCACTTAACACATTTTGTTAGGGTCTTTGCAAAGATGTTACAAAGTAATGACAGTCCTTTACAAAATGAAATAGATAAAATGAGAGAAAGATTAGATGAAATTGAAAAGGAGAATGTAAATGGATATTCAAACTAGCGAACAAGCATTAGCTGAGTTAGATAAACTTAGTAATGAATGGGCTGAATGTGAAAAACAAGCTATTCTTTTGGAAGAAGGTAAGAAAGCAACATTTAGTAAATGTTTTTTAAAACATAAGTCATTTGTTAAAACAACTTCCGAAGCTGAACATTTAGCAAGAACAGATGAAGAATATAAAAAAGTTATTAATGCTTTAGCAGATGCTGAATCTAATTTGATTAGAGCAAAGTATAACTATAACAATTTAGATAGATACATTTCATTTAAACAAACTGAAATGAAAACTAATCTTCAACTTATGAATAAACAATGACGCAATATGATTTATTTGACTACAAAGCACATAATAAAACAAATACATCTAAGAGTGCTTATGAAAAACAAATACCAAAAGTAAAAACACTAAGAGAGAAAGTTCATCAATTAATAATTACTCAACCTAGTTCAAATGAACAGATTGCTGAAGAACTTGATTTAGTTTTATCAAGTGTGTGTGCAAGAGTTCGAGAACTTCAAGTGTTGAACTTTATAGAAGATAGCGGAAAGAGAGTTAAGACTAAATATGGAAGAAAAGCGATTGTATGGCAAGATATAAGTCAAAAATTTTAAAAGAACATTTAAACAGAGTCGCTGAACTTGGATGTTTAGTTTGTAGACGACCTCCACAACTTCATCACATTAGAGTTAATACAGGGATAGGAAGAAAAAGTTCTGATTGGTGTGTAATTCCATTATGTATGGATCATCACACAGGTAAGTTTAGTATTCATGGAAGTAAGAAAACATTTGTAGAACAAATGGGTACAGAACTAGAACTTTTAGAGAATGTCTATAAAAAACTTTACAAAGAAAATTACGAAAAACCATTTAAACTAGCTAAGGATATGATATGAAATTACCGTCGTTACCACTTTTTACAGATACATTTACTGCTGAAACAGTACACTTATCAAATAATAAAATTGGAATCTATATAAGATTACTTTGTTTTGCATGGACTAAGAATGCAAAGCCATTTACAACTGAATCAGCATTTAGAATATGTCAATGCTTAGATGACCAATGTTGTATAGATGTGTATGAAGTTTTAGAAGAATTTTTTAATGTAGAAAGAGAGTGTGATGATAGAAATAAAAAAACATGGACACATAAAAGACTACTTAAAGAATATGACTATTTACAAGGGTATTATGGCAAAAGAAGTGATGCTGGAAAAAAAGGTATGGCGAAACGATGGGAGGGTGTTAATAACAAAACGATAACACCTATACCTAACCCTATACCTATTCCTAATAATAATAATTTTGAAATTTTTTGGGATAGGCTTAGCAATAAGAGAGGAAGTAAAAAAATGGCAAAAGCTAAATACGATAAAGAGTGTAAAGATCAGGACCCAGAACATCTTGCTAAGATTTTTAATTATTTTAGTAATAAAATTAAAGATAAGACATTTATTCCTCATGTTTCAACTTGGATAAACCAAAGAAGATTTGAAGATGAAGATGTTCAATTAGACCCTAAAAAAGCCATAATTCCAACAAAATTGGCAGATGGTAGAGAATATAAGACAGTAGGAAGTTTTGGAAATTACTTTGAAATATTGCTAGATGGAGAAAAATGGTATAAACACAAGTTTAAAGATGATGAACCACTTAAAAAGGATATTTAGTTTTAATGATTGTAACGTCAATGTCGCTATCTGTTTTATACACTAAAAAAATAGTAGGTAAAAAAAGAAAAGGTAAAGCGAATGTAAATCGTTCAGTTCAAAAAGCTGTTAGAAAATATAAACTTAAATGAAGTGTATTTTAAGAATTTTTAAGTTCGTAAGAAAACGATTAATTGAGTTATCTTTAGAAAATAAAAGATTAAAACTAAGAATACAATTTTTAGAAGCAATATTGGAATCTCAAAATGTTCAAAAACAATAAAAAAGCCAAATACAAATTTGCTGAGATTAAAAAGAAAAAATATTACTTTTATAAAATTACATGGTTGGACATTACAGGAGATTCAGGTCATGCTACAGAACATGAGTTTCTAGGAATGAAAGCGAGTGTGATGGTAACTCATGCTTATATTTTTAGAAAAGATAAGAAGTATGTTTGGACTTTTGCTAGTTATGAACAAAACGATGAGTTGTTTTCAGATAGAAATATCTTTCCAACAGGTTGTATTGTAAAAATGGAAAAAATTTTATTATGATAAATATACATGAAACATTTCAACAAACAGTTCAAGGCGAAGGATTCTATGCTGGTACTCCATGTGATTTTATAAGAACTTATGGATGTCCTGTAGGATGTTATTTTTGTGATACAGGTTATGCTAGTCCTGATGGAGAATATTACAAAAAACAAATTAAAAAACATAAAAGAACAATAGAAGAACTTCTTTCTGAACTTAAATCTGATTTAGTAGTTATTAGTGGTGGCGAACCATTTATAAATAAGAATTTACCTGAACTATGTAATGAAATAATTAAAACAGGAAGAAAAGTTAGTATTGAGACTTCTGGGAGTTATTGGCAACCTGTATCTGATGAAGTGTTTATTACATTGTCTCCTAAACAACATATATCGCCAAAATATCCTGTTTTACAAGGTTTTTGGAGGAGAGCTAATGAGTTTAAATTAGTTATATCAGATGGAACAGAACTAGATTTTTACAAACATCATTTAAAAAATTTCCAAGGTTATAAATACCTACAGCCAGAATACAATGATCACGAGAAGTCTTTACAAAACATTTTAAAAATGCTAAACCAGAATCAAGATTTTAAATTGAGTTTACAAACTCATAAAATCATAAATGTTAAATGAGTTATATATCAACTAAAACTTACAATCATAACATAGGCTTGTCTTGTGCATTCCGTCAATGGAGAGCAAAACATAGTCATTGTAAATATTTACATGGTTATGCTTTATCAGTTAGATTAAATTTTAAAGGTAAGTTAAACGATAGAAATTGGGTTTATGACTTTGGCGATCTTAAATTTGTTAAACAATTTTTACAAGATACTTTTGATCACAAAACAGTTATAGCAGAAGATGACCCAGAATTAGAATCATTTAAACAATTAGAAGAAAAAGGTTTAATTCAATTAGTAATAATTCCTCATGTTGGTTGTGAAAAATTTGCAGAATATATTTGCAAACAAATTGCACCTTCGATACAAGTTAATTCTAATGAAAGAGTTAAACTCATGTCAGTAGAAGTAAGAGAACATTCAGGGAACTCAGCAATCTATATTAATGATTAAAAAATATATTACTTGGGAAGAATTTTTTGAGATACTAATTCCTGTTCAGGATAAAATTACACCCGATGATATAGTCTTTGGTGTTCCTAAAGGTGGAATGATTGTTTCTAATTTTTTAGAATGTAAAAAAACTCATAATCCAAACGAAGCAACAGTTATAGTAGATGATATAGTAGATAGTGGTAAAACTAAAAAACTACATGAAGAAAATTTTCCAAAAGCTAGATTTATTCCTGTAATAGATAAACAAATTGGTTCAAGATATGATGGTTATATTGTATTTCCATGGGAAGTAGCTGAAGAAGATGCTGAAACAACAGTAACTAAAATGATTGAACACTTAGGAGATAATCCTAACAGAGAGGGTTTATTAGATACACCTAAGAGAGTAGTTAAATCTTGGAAGACTTTATATGGCGGTTATATTCAAACACCTGAAGAAGTATTACAAACAGCTTTCACAGTTGATTGCGATGAAATGATTATTTCAAAAGATATTGAGTTTTATTCAACTTGCGAACATCATATGTTACCATTTTTTGGGAAAGCACATATTGCTTATATACCTAGATCAAAGGTTGTTGGACTTTCAAAACTTTCAAGGTTGTTAGAAGTTTATGCAAGAAGATTACAAATACAAGAAAGATTAACAAATCAAATTGCTGATGGTTTAATGAATGTAGTGAATCCCTTAGGTGCTGGAGTTATTATAGAAGCTAAACATTTTTGTATGGTTTGTAGAGGAGTTCAGAAAAAAAACTCAACTATGATAACTTCAGCTATAAGAGGTTTATTCAAATCAGCAGAAGTTAAAAACGAATTTCATAGACTTTGCAAATGAAAACCACAGTAATTTGTAGATTACAAGTAGAGGGTATTCATCAATGGAAAGATTGTCCATTTGAAGATGTTAAATTTTTAAAGGACCCACATAGACATATATTTCATATAGAATGTGAAAAAAAAGTTAATCACGATGATAGAGATGTTGAGTTTATTAGATTTAAAAGAGAAATCTTAGATTATTTATTTGATAAGTATGCTGACAAAGATTGTTGTAAGTTTGGCAATATGTCATGTGAAATGATTGCAAAAGAACTTGTCAAAGAGTATGATTTAGAAAAATGTTCTGTTTTTGAAGATAATGAAAATGGTTCAGTAGTTTATCAATACGAGGTATAAATATGGCTAAAAAAAGAAAAAAAGCTCCAAAAGGTTATCACTATATGCCTGATGGAAAATTAATGAAAAATTCAGCACATAAAAAAGGCAAGAAAAAGAAAAAATACTAATGAAAGTTCATTTTGCTGGACATGAAGATGTTGGTATGTCTAAGCCTTTGAAAAAAGCTGGGGTTAATTATGTTCTTGGTAGTTTTTATCAAATTAGAAGATATAAAAACGAACAAGCTATAAATTTTATTAAGTGTTTAAATAGTTATAAACATACTATTATAGATTCAGGTCTATTTACTTTAATGTTTGGTGCAAAATCTCATACAGTACTTACAGAACAAATGATTATAGATTGGCAGAATGATTATGCTAATTTTGTAAATAAAACAGGATACAAACATTCAATAGTAGAATGTGATGTTCAAAAAAAGATTAGTCCTGAATTTGCATGGGAAATGAGAAAAAAATTTAAAACTCAAGTTAATGTACCAATTATAAATGTTTATCATTTAGAAGATGAAAACCCAGATAAACTTATAGATCATGCCGACTATATAGCTGTATCAGTACCAGAACTTAGATTTAATGTTTCAAATAAGGAAAGAATGAGAATAACTAGATATATTTCACAAAAAGCTACATCAAAAGGTAAAAAAGTTCATTTGTTAGGTTGCACAGAATTAAAAATGATGAAAGAATTTCAATATTGTTATAGTTGTGATAGTACTTCATGGTTTAGTGGAAGTAGATTCAATAGTTTTAAATCAAAGGCTTTGCCAAATATGGAAAAAGTCGATATTAATAAACTAAAAAACAATAAAGTTGATGAATTTAAGGATTTAAGCAAATCTAGTAATGTATTTTATTGGGAGGCTTACTTAAAATTACAAGAATATAAACAATACGCTGGGAGCCAAGCATGAACAAAGTAGAAACAATGAATATTAATCAGCTAATTAAAGCTGAATGGAACTATAAAACAGATGGAACAGAAGAACAGATTAATAAACTTATAAAATCCATAAAATATGACGATAGTGCTGGGATACTTGCTGTTAGAAAGTTAGGCGACAAGTATGAAGTAATAGATGGAAACCACCGATTAGAAGCATTAAAAAGAATAGGGTGGCAAGATATTCAAGTAGAAAATTTTGGCGATATACCTAAGTCGAAAGCTATTATTATTGCTAGACGAAGAAATCATGTATGGTTTGACGATGATTTAAAAGCCTTTAGTGATTTAATCAAGAATGATGTACTACCTGAAATAGATACTGATACTCTAAAAGACATATTACCGGATACACCAGATGAAATAGACAATCTAATTAACTTTGGTAACTTTGATTGGGAAGAACCTGTTCAGAATGAACCTAAAGAATCCGACCGAATGAAGTCAGTTACCATAAAAATTGACGAATCAGTATATCAAATATGGCAAGATTGGGTCAAGTGGTGTGCTGAACAAACAGATTATAAAAGTGATGCACAAGCATTTGAATATGCTATTATAGAAGCAAAAAATGGACAAAAGTAACGAAAATCAACTAATACAACTAGGAAGACCTAAAAAGGAAGTAGATGAAAAAATACTAGGTAATTTAGCATCTATTGGATGTACGATAGAAGAAATAGGGTCAGTAATGGGTGTGTCAGCTAGAACATTAAAAAGGAATTATGCCGAAATTATTGATGCAAATAGAGAAAAAGGTAAGGCATCACTT